CGCTCAACGAACCGGACGGGCTTGGAGGTGATGCATGACCGTGAAGCGCGCGCTCAGCGCCGAGCTCGTCGTCGTCGACGGCAAGGCGCAGGACTGGGTGCAGCTCTTCGAAGTGGGCGTCTGGAAGGGACACCCGCAGGCGCAGATCGAGATCACGCCGAAGATGCTCGAGGAGTTCAAGGCGAACTTCGAGTCCGACGGCAGCGATCTCGTCGTGCAGCTCGGCCACGACCCGAGCGGAAACGCACCGGCGATGGGCTGGATTCGTCGCGGCGGGGGGCTAGAGACGCGCGCCGGCGGGCGCGAGCTCTGGGCGCGCATCGACTGGACGGACGACGCGCGGCCGGCGATCGACGCGAAGAAGTACCGGTACGTCTCGCCGTCCTGGATGCCGGAGACGCTGGATCGAGTGACGAAGAAGCCCGCCGGTGCGCGGCTGATGCACGTGGCCGTGACGAACACGCCGTTTTTCACCGAGCTGCCGCCCATACGGGCCAGCCGCGAAGGAGAGGGAGCGATGGACAAGGTGATCGAGAAGCTGAGGGGGCTGCTCGGGCTGGCCGCCGACGCGAACGAGGCGGCAATCCTGCCGAAGCTCGGCGCGCTCGAGGGCGAGCTCGTGGCGTCGCGCGACGGCCGCAAGCGGCTGTGCGCGACGTTGGGTCTCGGCGCGGACGCCGACGGCGCCGCGATCGAGGCATCGGTCGGTGCGCTCAAGCGGGCGCCGGCGGCGGCGCCGGCGGGCGCGGACATGGTGCCGCGCGCGCATTACGACGCCGTGCTGAAGCGCGTGGAGGCGCTCGAGGCGACCGGTTCGAAGGGCGTGATCGAAGGGGCGCTGAAGGCGCACAAGCTCACGGCGGCGATGGTGCCGTGGGCGGAGGCCTACGCGAAGTCCGATCCCGAGGGCTTCGCGAAGTTCCTCGAGACGGCGCCGGCGGTGGTGCCGGTCACCGACCTCAAGGTGCTGCGCGGCGGGGCCAGCGGCGCCGGCAGTGGCGGCGACGAGGCGAGGAAGCTCATCGCCGCCTACCGCGAGACGCACAAGGCCTCCTACGAGGCGGCGCTTCTGGCGGTCTCGAAGGACCGTCCCGAGCTCTTCAACCCGCAGCAGCGGAAGGAGTAGGTCATGGGCCCGAACCAGGTACTGATCAAGACGTACACCGCCGAGGGCGCGGTGACGGCGGGCTGCGCGGCCGTGGCGGGCGCGTCCGTCGGGAAGGTGAAGCTGCCGACGGGAGCGAACGCGTCCGCGTTCAAGGGCGTGTTCCTGCACGACGCGGCGGACGGCCAGCCGGTGGCGGTGATGAAGTACGGCCTCTGCCAGGCGAAGGCGGCGGGGGCGATCGCCGACGGCGCGTTCGTGGAGATCGCGGACGCGCAGGGGCGCTTCACGACGCTCGCGAGCCACACGCACATCGAGAACACGGCGGGCGCGTACACGCAGAACGCGACGACGGGCACGCTGAACGCACGCTTCTGCGCGGGCATCGCCGACAGCGCGCCGGCGGCCGCGAACGAGCTGTTCGACCTCTTGCTGCTGCCCACGCGCGCGTAAAGGAGAAGGAAGATGCCCGAAGCCGTCACGCTCCACGTCGATCAGTACCTGACGACGGTGAGCCAGGAGTACAGGAACCCGGACTACATCGCCGACACCATCTCCCCGCCGGTGCAGGTGTCGAAGATGTCGGACAAGATCCTGAAGTTCGCGAAGTCGGACAACCTCGCCATCCCCGACGATGCTCTGTCGCCCACGAGCGAGGCGAACGAGGTCGACTGGGGAAGCTCGTACGACAGCTACGTCGTCGCCGGGCACGCCTACAAGCGCTTCATCCCCCAGGAGGAGATCGACAACGCCGACAACCCGATCAAGCCGGCGCTGAAGGTCGTCCGCACGCTCACCGAGAAGATGCTCCTCGGGCGCGAGAAGCGCGTGGCGGATCTCCTGCGCGCGACATCGGTGCTGACCCAGAACACGACGCTCTCGGGGACGTCCCAGTGGAACGACTACACGAACTCCGTTCCGCTGAGCGACATCCAGACGGGCATCGACGCGTGCTTCTTCAAGCCGAACACGTTCATCGTGCCCCGGCAGGTGATGAGCAAGCTGAAGTACCACACGAAGCTGCTCGCCCTGACCCAGTACACGTCGAGGACGAGCGTGACGGCCGAGATCCTCGCGGGGCTGATCGCGGACGACCTCGGGACGAACGTGAAGGTCGTCTCGCCCGAGGCGCAGTACCGCACGTCGGCGCCGGGGATCACGCCGGAGACGTACGGCTTCGTCTGGGGCAAGGACGCGATCCTCGCGCGCGTGGGCAACCCCGAGCTCGAGGATCTCTCGGTCGGCTTCAGCTTCCGCTTCCAGGACTTCCTGGTGCGGCGCTGGCGCGACGAAACCCGCGGCCTCAAAGGTGGCGAGGTCGTGCAGGTCGTGATGGCCGAGGCGATCAAGGTGCTCGGCGTCGACGTCGCGTACCTGATCAAGACGGCGGTGGCGTAGGCGGTGACGGGACTCGGGGCGCTCCGAGGTCGCTGGGCTCTCCGGCCCGTCGGCGACCCCGGGGCCGCCCCGAGCCCCTTCTGACGATAGAGGAGGCGAGATGGCGACGTACATCGTGAAGTCGACCCTGAAGCACGACGGCAAGGAATACCTGCCGGGTTCCGAGGTGGATCTGCCGACGGAGATCGCCTCCGCGCGGCCGTGGTGCGTCGAGGAGAAGAAGAAGCCGGCGGCGCCGCCGGCGAAGCCCGAGACGAAGACGGAGACGCCGCCGAAGTGAACGGCGGGGAAGATCAACACCACACGGGAGCCCGGGCGTCGGCCTGATCAGCCGGCGCCCGGGCTGTTAGCGAGCCATGGCCTACTGCACGCAGACGGACATCGAGAACGCCCTCCCGCCGCTCGAGCTCGCGCGGCTCACGGACGATCTCGCCGGCGACACGACCGCCACGGCGATCGTCGCCGCGAAGATCGCGGAGGCGGACTCGGTGATCGACGCGCACGTCGGCAAGCAGTACGCGGTGCCCGTCGCGCCGCCCGTGCCCGCGCTCCTGACGAAGTTCTCCGTCGACATCTCGATCAAGTACCTCTACGAGCGGCGCGAAGTCGTTCCGCCGACACGTCAGAAGGCCTTCGAGGACGCGATGAAGCTCCTCGAGGAAATCAAGGTGGGAGGCCTCTCGCTCGGCGTCGAGCCGGCACCGGCGCCGTCATCCGAGGTGCAGGCGCAGTACTCCGGCCCGGCGCAGGTGTTCACGCGCGACACGCTGGAGGGCACGTGAGCCTCGTCGGCCGCGTGAAGCTCGATCTGGGACCGCTCACGAGCGCGTTCCGGGACGCCGTCGCCCGCGGCGAGCGTCTCGATCGTCCGCTCGGCGACATCGGCAAGCTCCTCATGAACTCGGCGCGCCGGAACTTCGACGTCGGCGGTCGGCCGCTTTGGAAGCCGCTCGCGCCCTCCACGAAGCTCGCGAAGCTCGGCGGCATCGGCGCGGTGTTCGGCAAGCGCGGCAAGGTGAAGAAGAGCGCGATGAAGCGCGCGGCGAGTCTGCGCGTCAACGTCGAGACGGGCGCCCTGAAGAAGACGCTCATGTTCGAGGTGGGCAGCCGCTACGTCGACGTGGGCTCGAGCCTGGGCTACGCGCGGTTCGTGCAGGAGGAGCGGCCGTTCCTCGTGGTGCAGCCGGCGGATGCCGCCGAGGCGGTCGCCATCCTCGATCGCTGGTTTGGCGAGCCGCTCGAGGGAGGCCGGTCATGAGCGCGCTCACCGACCAGGGCCAGCTCGACCTCGAGCTGCTCGAGGCGGGCATCATCCAGCTCCTCGAGCCGCTGAGGGGCACGGGCGCCGCTGGCGAAGGCCTCGCGAACATCGTCGGCTACGCCGGGGACGGCAACGACCAGGACGAGCTCTTCGACTACCTGCGGGGGCTGCTCCCGGGCGCGTGCGTGCTCTACCTCGGCGGCGACTTCACTCGGAAGGGCCAGGGGGCGCGGTACGACGCGCTGATGCTCTTCCGCGTGTTCCTCGTGACACGCACGACGAAGGACACGGGCGGCCGCGGGCGCCGCCTGGGCGCGTTCAAGCTGCTCGATGGCGCGCGCGCTCTACTCGCCGAGGCGCGCATCGATGGCGCGGCCGGCGAGGTCCAGCTGCAGCGCGAGTCGCGGGTGCTCGCCGAGCCGACCGTGCACATCTACGCGATCGACCTCCAGGTGCCCGGGCAGATCAACGTGGCGCAGTCGAAGGAGGAGCTCGCCGACTTCCTCCGGCTGGGCATGTCGATCAACCCGGCGGACGTTTCGCACATGTTCCAGGCGGACGGTTACACGCCGGCGGCTCCGCCGGCGAACGTGGGCGGGCTCACCGAGATCCCGCAGGGAGAGAGCTGATGGCCGAGAAGATCAAGATCCGCGCGTCGTCGCCGGGGCTCCTGGTGACGCGGCCGCTCCGGCGCGGCGCGGACGTGACGTACGACACGCCGGTCGTGGTCGAGGTCGACCCCGACGGCTACTGGCTCCAGCGCTGGCACTTCGGCGAGATCGAGATCCTCGACACGAGCGAGGCGCCGGAGGTGCAGCGCGCGATCGACTCGCGGAAGGCGACGGCGGCCGCGGCGGCCGCGGCGCACGCCGCGGCGCTCGCCGAGGCGGAGCGCACGAGCTCGAAGCGCCGCAAGACGGCGCCGGCGACGAAGGGGAAGGAGTAGGCCATGACTATCTCGATTCCGAACGTTCCTCTGTCCCAGAAGCGCCCGGACGTCCTCATCGACATCGACACGACGTCGGGCCTGCGCGGCGCGCCGAGCGGAGCGAAGAAGCTGCTCCTGATCGGCATGAAGCTGACGGCCGGCACGGCGACGGTGGAGACCCTCCTCGAGGTGTTCTCCATGACGGATGCGCGCACGCTCTTCGGCGAGGGCTCGCAGCTCGCGAACATGATCGCGGCCGCCTTCGCGACCAACCCGGGCGCGACGATGAAGGTGATGGCGATCGCCGAGCCGGCGGGCGCGGTGGCGACGGGCAACGTCGCCATCTCCGGAACGGCCACCGGCGCCGGCGCCGCGACGATCACGGTCGCCGGACGCAAGGTCACGATCCAGGTCGACAGCGGCGACAGCGCCGCGACGCTCGAGACGAAGTTCGTCACGCGCTTCGGCCAGGTGAAGGACCTGCCGGTCACGGCGGTCGGCGACGGCGGTCTCGATCGCGTGAACTTGTCGTCGCGGCACAAGGGGACCGAGGTGAACCAGATCGCGATCCTCGCGAGCACGAACGCCCCCGGCATCACGCTGACGCCGTCGGGCGGCTTCCTGACGGGCGGCACGGGGACCGAGGTCTACACGAACGCCTTCACGGTGGCGAAGTCGGACACTTTCGCGACGTACGTCATCGGAGCGAACGACACGACGGCGATCGCGGCGCTGAAGACGCAGCTCGAGAGCGAGAGCGATGCGCTGAACCAGAAGAACACGATGGGCTTCGTGGGCGGCTACACGAAGGCGACGGCGAAGGCGGACGCGGAGACGCAGGCCTCCACGACGAACTCGCCGAACATCGGCGTGGTGGCGTTCCGGCTGACGCCGTCGCTTCCGTCGGAGCTCGCGGCCGCGCTCGGCGCCGCCGAGGTGTTCGAGGAGGATCCGGCGCGCCCGTACAACGGCGTCATCCTGCGCGGGGTGTACATGCCGACCGCCGACCAGGTCTTCACGAACACGGAGCAGAACACGACGCTCGCGAAGGGCGTCACGCCGGTGATCGTGGAGAACGGCGACGCGAAGATCGTCCGGCTCGTGACGACGAAGACGACGACGTCGTCGGTGGAGGACTTCTTCCTGCTCGACTGGACGAAGCTCCGCCAGCTCTTCGGGGCGCGGGACGACATCCGCGCGACGTTCAAGATCAGCTACCCGCGCCACAAGCTGATGAACAACCCGCCGAGCGGGCTCACGCCGCCGCTGACCCTCACGCCCGCGATCGCGCGGTCGAAGGTGCTCGAGCGGCTGCGCGCGCGGGCGGATCTGGGCTGGCTGCAGAGCCCCGACCTCGTGAACCCGTCGACGGGGAAGACGTTCGCTTCGGAGATCGTCGCGGAGGTGGACGCTCCGAACGACCGTCTCAACGTGTCGTGGCCGGCGGTGCTGGTGCCGGGCGCCCACGTGATCGCGCACCTCGCGCGCGCCACCATCGTCTAGAGCCCGAGGAGAAGAGAACATGGCGCAGGAAGAAGCGGTTTCCAAGATCATGGTCGAGATCGACGGCGTGCGGCTGTCGGTCGAGTGCGACTCCGTCGAGATCACGTACGACCACCGCACGGAACCGATCGACACGATGACGGACAGCGGAGAATCGGAGCTCTACGCGGAGCCGCCGGCACGGTACGGCGTGAAGCTGAAGCACGTCATCCTGAAACAGAAGGGTGCCCAGGTGGACTTCCTGGCGCTGCAGGCGAAGCGCACGCAGTTCAACGTGGTCGCGGAGTACGTCGGCTGGCGCCGCGAGTCGATCACGAAGTGCCGGATCTCGACCATCACGAACCAGGCGGACACCGGCGGCAAGGCGATGGGCGACGTGCAGATCGTCGGCCTCGGCCGCAAGCTCGACTAGGCGCGACGTGCACCCGGCGCCGGTCGGCTTGCAGGAGCGCTCGTGTGCGGGCTGCAAGCAGCCCGGCGCGGAGCGGTTCGTCGTGGAGCTCGCGTTCGGCGTGCTCGTCGACGACGAGGTGACCGACCGGAGCATCGTGGGCTGCGACTTCACGGCGTGGCCCCTCTGCGCACGTGAGGACTGCCTCGAGTCGGTGGGACGCTTCGCCGCCGAGCTACGGCCGCGCATCGACGGCCGGCGGACGGGGGCCGCGATGGCGGCCGCCGACACCTGGCTCGCGACGGTGTCGGACGGGACGAAGATCGTTCGGGAGCTCGCGGTGGGAGGAGGCTGATGGAGTCCCTCGGGTTCGAGCCGACGATGCTGGAGGCGCTGCTGGCGCGCCAGCGTGCGGTCCGGCGCCTCCAGCTCCCCGGCGTCGCGATCGCGACGGGGGTGCGGCTGCTCTCGCGGATGGAGCTCCGCCAGTGCCGCCTCGCGGCGCTGCAGGCGATCGGCGAGGCGGGGCTCGGCGAGAGCGCGGAGGCGATCCGCGAGGAGATCGCCGACCACTGCCTCGCCCTCGCGTGGGTGCAGACCCGCGAGGACGGCCAGGCGGGGAAGCCCGTCGCCGGCGACGTGCAGGCGTTCCGCAAGGTCGACGAGGAGATCGTCAAGCTCATCGCCCGGGAGTACGACCTGCACGAGCAGGAGTCGAGCCTGCGCGGACTCGATGATGCGGCGTTCGAGGAGGTGTTCGAAGAGGTAAAAAAAAAGCCGGAACTGGCGCGGAGCCTCTCCGATGGGAGCTTGCTGAGGCGGCTCTGCGTTGGTTTGGCCGTCGCGCTGATGAGCTCAGCGACCTCGAGCTCCTCGAGCTCCGTGCGAGACGAGACGCGTACGACGAGCTCGTCCGGGACGACGGCGTGAGGCGGCTCAAGGTCGAACGCGCGAAGGGCCCGGCGGCGACGCGGGGACAGCGCTGGCGCGCGCTCTGGCGGCGCATCGTCGGGGCGGTGCTCGGATGAGCATCGAGACGCGCATCCGCGTCGGCGTCGACGGCGTCGAGCCGTTCACGCGCGCCTTCGGCCTGATGTCCGGCGCCGCGGGCAGCGCCGGCAAGAAGATCGGCGGGGCCTTCGGCGGCATGAACCGCGAGGCGGCAGCCTTCGAGAAGTCGTTGACCGCGGTGAAGCGGGGGATCGCGGCGATCGGCATCGGCAGCGCGATCAAGGCCGGCGCGAAGGACATCCTCGATGCGAGTGAGGCGCTCTCCGATCTCCAGGTCGCGGCCGGCCTGAGCGACAAAGAGATGCGGAAGATCGACGACAGCACCTTCGCGATTGCGAAGGAAGCGAAGGTTCTCCGCGACGAGGTGATCGAGGGCTTCACCGCGATCCAAGACTTCACGGGGGACCTCGGCTTCGCGAAGGACAACATGCTGCTCATCGCGAAGGCGGCGAAGGCGTCCGGCACGCCCGTGAAGGAGATGGCCTTCATCGCGGCCGACCTGAAGGACAAGTACGGCGCGTCGGGTAAGGCGCTCGAGGAGATGCTGGGCACGCTGATCCTGCAGGGGAAGATCGGGTCGGTGCCGTTCAAGACGATGGCGAGGGAGATGTCGTCGCTCACGGCGCTCACCGTCTCGTACGGCTACAAGGGCCCCAGCGCGCTCGCGAAGATCAACGCCGCCTTCCAGGCGGTGAAGACGGGCGTCGGCTCCGCCGCCGAGGCGACCACGACGCTCGAGGCGTTCATGCGCGACGTCACGAACCCCGAGACGGAGAAGAAGCTGAAGCGCCTGAAGGTGAACGTCTTCGACAAGGGCGCCGACGGGAGGAAGGTGTTGCGCGACATCGACGCGCTCATGCTCGACATCGCGCGGGCGACCGGCGGCGACAAGGTGAAGCTGGTGAAGGCCGGCTTCACCGCCGAAGGCTCGCGCGCGTTCGGCGGACTCGCGAAGGCCGGCGGCATCGACAAGTTCAAGGAGATGCTGAAGGCGCACGACGAGGGGAAGACGATCACCGACGACTTCGCCACGAAGACGACGGGCGCGTACGGGAAGATCGGCGCGGCCCTCACCGACCTGAAGAACCTCGGCGCCGAGATCAACGAGAAGATGATGCGCGGCGCGATCGAGGAGCTCGCCGACCTGGAGCCGCGCGCGCGAGGCACCATCGAGCGGCTGCGGGCGAAGCTCGAGGGTACCTTCGGCGCGGGGTCGATGGCTGGCATCGTCGGCGCGTACGGCCTCGGAGAGTCCTTGAAGACGGTCGGAAGCGTCTTCGGAAAGACGATGCCCGGGCTCGAGGGCGTCGGCACGGGCGCCCAGCACGTCATCGTGGACAACTGGCCGGAGTCGATGGGCGGCGGCGGAGGGGGCGGCGGCGCGGCGGGCGGGACGCCGGCGGCCGCCGGCGAAGGCGAAGGCGCCGCGGGCGGCGCGCTCAACATGGCCGGGAAGCTCGGCGTGATCGGCTCCTACATCACGACCGGGATCAAGGCCGTGGGCGGAGCGTACTTCGCGGGCAAGGCCTACGAGAGCGTGGCAGAGGAGGCGGGTGGCTCTGCGGTGGAGGCCGCTAGCCGCTCGAAGAAGTCCGTCGCGAAGGCCGATCGTCTGCGCGCGCTCGTCGCGTCCGGAAAGCTCTCGAAGTCGGCAGCCCGGAGCGTCTACGCAGCGCACCTGCGCACCGAGGCGCGTGATGAGGTGCCTTGGTGGGCCGGCATCGGCGGCGAGATGGAGGTGCGCAAGGCATCCTCGGGTCGCGCCTTCGACGCCTTCGCAGGCGTGAAGCGCCCGGGTGCCAGCGACGTCGGCGACGGCACGAGCGGGCTCGCGGCGGCCCTCAGCAAGATGGGGTTCACGCTCGTCGTGAACACGGGCGACGGGAAGACGACGGCGACGGTGGCCGTCGCCGGCGCCGGCGCCGGAACGCGCAGCATTCCGGCGATGGATCGGCGGAGGCCCTGATGGCGCACCCGTTCGCCGATCTGCACCCCGTCACGTTCAAGGGCCACGGCTTTGCAATCGAAGGCCTGGACGAGGCGAACGAGCACGCGCTGAAGGTCTGGGAGTACTCCGACCGGCCAGGTGGAGCGGTAGAGGATGGCGCGCGCCGCCCGGTGCGGGTGACCGTGAACGCCGTCTTCGCCGGCGAAGGCTTCCTCGAGGCGCTGAAGAACTTCCGCACCCTGCTCGAGGAGACGGGCAGCGGCGAGTTCGTGCATCCGCTGTACGGGCTCTCGCTGAACGCGGCGGTGCAGAGGTTCGACGTGCACGTGAGCGCGCGCGACGGATACGCGACGGTCGCTATCGAGTTCATCGAGGACTCGCTGGACGAGACCACCTTCTGGGGCCTGGCCGTGTCGGGCCCGGCGGCCGCCGCGGCCGCGCTCACGCAGACGATGGCTGACCTCGAGACGCAGAGCCAGACGATCCTGGGGACGGCGAGCCAGTCGACCGGCGCGATCGCGACGTTCCGGGACTACATGACAGGCGCGCTCTCGGCGCTCGAGGAGACGATCGACACGGACATCGAGGCCCGCCTGGGCGTGGCGTTGGCGGCGGCCGCCGCCGAGGCGAAGACGCTCGGGACGAGGACGGCGGAGGTGGCGCCCGTGCTCGAGCTCGTGCACCTGATGGCGTTCCAGGCGACGGAGCTCGCGAACATCGCGCGCTCCTCGAAGCCGCCGGTGCGCGAGTTCGAGATCCGGGGGGCGATGAGCGTGCACGAGCTCGCGGTGCAGCTCTACGGCGACGCGAGCCGCGCGGCCGAGCTCGAGAAGCTCAACCAGTTCGCGAACCCCCTCTTCCTCGCCGCCGGCGACGTCGTGAGGGTCTATGCGCGCTGAGCGGGCGACCATCCGCGTCGGCGGCCGCGAGCTCGCGGACTGGGTGTCGTACGACGTCGACTCGAACATCGTCGAGCCGGCCGACTCGTACACCTTCTCGATCGGACCCGTGCGAAAGGGCATGGTCGACCTGGTGCCGCTCGCGGAGCCCTGCGAGATCCTGGTGTGTGACGTCGTCCAGTTGACCGGGTACATCGAGGGCGTCGACGTCTCGTTCGGGAAGGGCGAGTCCGAGATCGTCGTGCGCGGCCGCGACAAGGCGGGCCAGCTCCTGGACTGCGCGGCGCCGCTCCTCCACGAGGATCTCACGCTCTCCGCGGCCGCGGAAAAGCTCGGCGGGCCGTGGATCACGTCCTGGGCGGTGACGAACGACCTCAACCGCAAGAAGGTGCTGAAGCGCGCGCCGGGCTGGGGACGAGACCAGGCGAACATCGGCGGGCAGAACGTCGGCGAGCTCGTCACGACGAGCGTCGCGACGCCGGAGACGTTCCACGTGCAGGTCGCGCCGGGCGAGACGTGCTGGGAGGTCCTGGACCGCCTCGCGAGGAAGGACAAGAAGCTGCTCTGGATCGCGGCGGACGGCACCGGCGTGATCGCGAAGCCCCGCTACGACCAGCCGCCTTCGTACCGGCTGGTGCGCTATGCGTCGCCGGAGAAGCGCGGGGAGAACAACGTCGTCTCCGCCTCGATCAGCAGGTCGCTCGAGGGGCGCTTCTCCGAGGTCACCATTCGTGGCGGGCACGGAGACGAGGACGGCTCCGACGGCGGCGAGCGGATCAAGGTGACGGTGACGGATCCCGACCTGGACGCCGTGCTGCACCGTCCGACGTCGCTCGAAGACGGGAGCGTGAAGACGCGCGCGCGCGCCGAGGCGCTCGCGAACCGGACGATGCAGCTCGGCACGCTGCGCGGGCAGACGTACGAGTACACCGTCTTCGGGCACGGCCAGGGCGAGAAGCTCTGGACGATCGACACGACCGTGGAGGTGTTCGACGAGCTCGCCGAGATCGACCAGATCCTCTACGTCGCCGGCCGGCGCTTCACGAAGTCGAAGAACGAGGGCACGCAGACGGTGCTCACGCTGATCCCGAAGGGGGCGTTGCTCCCATGAAGGGCCGCGAGATCGACCTCATCGGCATCATCCAGCGGCGTGTCGAGCAGGCGGTGGGCCGCCTCATGCACGTCGTGCGGCGCGTGCAGGTGTCGTCCGTCTGGAGCGACTGGAAGGTGCAGGCGCTCGGCTTCGGCGCGACGTCGACGGAGGCCGGCGACGAGCAGTGGGACAAGGCGGAGTTCTTCCAGCACGGCGGATTCGCGTCACGGCCGAAGAACGGGGACCAGGCGATCCTCGTGTGCGTCGGCGGCCGCGCGGGGCACCCCGTCGTGATCGCGACGCGCGGACCGCGCCCCGACCTGAACGAAGGCGACGCGGCGCTCTTCAACTACGCGCTGAACGCGCTCGTGAAGGCACTCGACGACGGCAACATCGAGATCCAGGTCGACGGCACGAAGACGGTGAAGGTGCGCACCGGCGGCGCTGCGCCGACGGTGAAGGTGGCGCTGAAGCCGGACGTGGAGCTCCACACGCATCCAGGCACGGGCGCGCTGATCGCGCCGCCGTTCGGCGGACCGGTGTCGGGGATGACCGGTCCCGCGAACCTGGGGACGTACACGATCAAGGGTGCGAAGGTGCTCGAGGCGGAGTCGGCCTGATGGGCAACTGCACGCTCGACACCGCCGTCGTGAACGTGAGCCCCGCGAGCTACGTGGGCACCTCGGAGTTCACCGTGCCGGTGACGATGAGCTCGTCGTACGCCACCGGCGGCGACACGTGCGACTTCACCGTGAGTCCCCTCCTGGCGACGGCGGTCTATCACGTCGCGATCGACGGAGTGAAGGGGATCTACAAGGTCGGCGCGATCAACTATCTCTCGGGCGGCAACGCAGGAAAGGCGAAGGTTCCGCTCATCGACACGACCACGGGCCTCGAGATCTCGGCGGGCACGGATCTCTCGGACAGCGGCGCGAAGGTCACCTTCCGGGCGCGGGTGCTCGCCGCCGTGAACACGGTCTGACATGTTCAGCCAGCGCATCGTACCTTCGACGAAGGACTATGTGATCGACTCCGTCGGCCGGATCGATCACGACGATGGGAGCCAGACGAGCGTGTACCTCGCACTCGCGACGCAGCTCGGCAGCGTGCCGGCCGCGCCGCTCTTCGGCTCGAAGCTCTTCCTCCTGCAGCGCGAGGCCTTTACGACGGTGGCGCCGCGCAATGCCGAGCGGTTCACGGTCGAAGCGCTGGCCGCTCTCGTGCGTGCAGGTCGCATCAGCGACGTGAGCGTCAGGGCCGATCGAGAGGAGAGCTCGGGCTTCCTCGGCGTGCTGCTCACGTACAAGGACCAGAGCGGCAAGCCGCAGCGCTACCCGTTCCGCGTTCCGGTGGGGAGCTAGCCGATGCCGGCCTACGTCACGAAGACGCTCGAGGAGCTGCGCCAGACACTGCTGCTCGCCTGGCGCAACGCGAATCCCACCCTCGACATCGCCGAGGGCTCGGACGCCTGGCTCAAGGCCGGAGCGTTCGCACTCGCGCTGCTCGGACCGTACGCGGCGAACACCGCGCTCGAGAAGGCGGCGTTCAGCGACACCGCGAAGGGCGCCTACCTCGTGCGGCACGCGGCGCCCTATGGCATCGTGCCGAAGCCGGCGGCCGGCGGCGCGGCGGCGCTGGGCCTGCGCGTGCGCGGCACGAACGGCTCCCCGTTCGGCTCGTTCCTCGAGCTGCGCTCCGCGAACGGAAAGAAGTTCCAGAACACCGCGGGTGGCAATATCCCGCCCGGGCTGTTCCTTGACGTTGGCGTCCAGGCGGTCGACGGGGGTCTCGACACGAACCTGCACGTTGGCGACAAGCTGAAGTTCAGCTCGCCGCCGGCGGGCATTCAGGCCGACGCGGACATCGTCGTGCAGCTGACCGGGGGAGCCGACGCGGAGAACGACGATCAGCTGCTCGTGCGGCTGAACCAGCGGAAGCGGAATCCCGTCGCCGGCGGCACGGCCGCGGACTACGAGAGCTGGGCGCTGGCCGTGCCCGGCGTCGCGACCGCGAAGTGCTTCCCGATCCGTCGCGGCCTCGGCACGGTGGATGTGTCCGTGCTCGTCGCGGGCAGCGGGGCGGCGCGCCTGCCGAGCGGCGCGCTGCAGGCCGCTGTGGCGCAGGCGATCGATCTGCTCAGGCCGACGACGGTGGCCGACTTCCAGGTGGTGTCGGCGTCGCTCGCGACGAAGGACGTGTACATCCAGGTGAAGACGGCGGCCGGCTACGAGTTCGACTGGGACGCGACGGCGCCGACGACGGCCTCCGGCTGCACGAGCATCGTGATCAATGTCAACAGCACCGCCGTGCTCACGGCCGGGAAGCGGGTGCAGATCCTGGGCGAGCAGTCGACGATCCTCACCATCGACAGCGGCACGCAGTTTACCCTCACGGCGGCGCGAGTCGGCGGCGCGCCCGGCGCCGGCGTGGCCGTGCTGCCGGGAGGGCCGCTCGTTCTTCCCGTGCAGGCGGCGATCAAGGCGTACTTCGATTCGCTGCGCGAGAGCGAGACGCTCTACCGCTCCGAGATCAGCTACGCGGGGATGGGCGTGACCGGCGTGGTGGACAACACGCTCGTGCAGCCGGCCGCGAACTATTCGCCGCCGCCGCCCTCGTCGTCGGTGGAG